GGAGAGGGGGCAGCAAGGCCCCCGCCGTCAATAATGCTTCCGTAGTTTAACCAAGAAAGGAGTCAATCGACTCGATCCCGGGTCACGGTCGCTTATTGCACAGTGCGGAGAAGCCAAGCTGCCCCGCATCAGGACTACAAGTAGTCCTGGTACACCCTCACCAGCCTAGATCACTCTGACAGGACTTAGTCAGAGGGGGTCCAATACTTGGGATGGGTCACTAACCCATCGCTTAGCCAAGTATGAACCCGTGCTACCGATTGTCACTTTCACTACGATTTCAGGAATGTGGCTAGTAGAACTGTCACGATTGACAGTACTCCTAAGCCACTCAAAATACCTGATAAGATCATCGTAGTGAGAAGGCAGCCCAACGTCGACAAATCCTCGTTTACTCGAATTCCGGCGAATCGCCGGACTAGAGATGGACGAGTATGTCGCGGGGCTCGATGCCCTAACCTCCGTGCATTGGTACTTGCCATTCTTCCTCCTCGGAAGACGGTAGTTATCAGGCACAGGAGAGTAGACGCCGAAATCTGGATCCTCAGAAAATAAGGGGATCCAGTCGCCATCATTGACAAGTTTGTCAATGATGAACCGGCGAAACATCGAGAACTCATAGACATAAGCCGTATTGGCCATGTCACAGAGTGCTGCAAAGACACCGGGGGTAAACGACGTAACTCTCCTGGCGCAGTAACTGCGTCCAATTTTCATGGGAGTCACGTCCACACCATCGTACGCATCACAACCACATGATTCTCTGAATCTGTAGTTGTTAGCGTAACTCTTACTTGAATTGATACGGAATCCGCATCTTCCCAAGTTAGACACCAATTCATCTAAGCAGATGTTTGGCACGATGATGTCATCCCCGAACACTCTGTAACGGAAGTTATAAACTCCCTTTACAGAATGTACGTAGCGCAAGGTACGTTCACAAATACAGGCGAACAGCAGCGTTTCTATGGGGAAGGTTAAAGCCGAACCCATAGGCGCATACTTCGTTAACTCCACAACCTTACCACTAGGAAGTTCTGCGCTCCGTGAGCGCAGGGCAACCAGGTAGGGAAGCAGAGCCGTATTTGCGAACACACGTTTTACTAAGTCCCACGAAATAGAGTCGCTTGCTGCAGAGAGATCTACGGTTGCGGCTCGCTTCGTGCGACTTGCCCAGAGTGCCTCCTGTTTTTGGATGGATTGATCATGAAAATCAATCCTCCTAGACAGATAGTGATGTCCGCGTACATACTTGCGTAGTATGCGGTCGATACCCTTTTGCAAATACATTAGGGTAGCGGGCTCTGCAGATATTACTCTCTTTGTTTTCATGCTTTTAGGCACGAAGACAATTCGAGAAGTACGTGATGTTGTAACATCACACTCTACAGGGCACAATTCAGAGACATCAAGGCTCATGTGCTTATTGAAGACATATCTAATAATCTGATCCGGTGCAAGGCATCGGTATTTCGATATTAGAGAGGTGTCTCCTCTAAGCTCAGCTACTCCACCGGGCCCATGCTTTGGGATAAAGTCATCCGACTCTATCTTCAAGTCATGTAACCACTCTACCATGATCTTGTTACAATCTGCAACAAAGTCATCCGGTAGACGGAGAGCTGCCAGTTCCTTCTCTTTATTTATGTATTCATCCTCAAGTTCAGGACCCATTTCTAGGTCTTGAAGCGAGAGGTGAGTCATAAAAGAGAGGAACTGGTACACAGGGTAAAACGTGCTAGGCGTCTGACAGCTCAGATATGAGCTAACAGCTTGCTTTATCGGTCCAATGACTAATCCCGCGAAGGGATAGTCAATGGAAAGACTCTGTTTAAAGGAGTCGTAATCCGCAAGTCGGTAAGCAACGGTCGGCGACGAAGCCGAACGGAGCAAATTGACTGCAGCCGATAAGAAAGCAGCTAGCGAATCAACGTCAATTTTCGACACATTATGTGCGAAATTCACGTGATCCCGATGGCTGCCAAGTCCCTTGTACCTATCGGAGAGATCGCAAAGGACCAAGGTCCATAACAGAATTGCTTCTGTATATGTGTCGTGGTCCTGCCTTGACAGGGGTGATCCCCGCCAAGTCGTCTCATTGCGCCTTATGTGACATAAGACGGCTTTCCACTCACTAAGTGAGTGTTTTAGGCGAACGGACATGATACCACTCCTCTTCAGCTAGAAAGTACTGATATGAGAAGTTGGAGTTGGCTATGCCAAGTCCTTCTTCTGCAGTACCCCACGCTGGAGAGCAGCCAGTCCCTCGGAAGTCACTACGCCTGTTTCAAAGGCGAGTGCAACCGACCTCAACAGAAGCGTCTTGAGCATGTCGCTCGTGATGTTTCCATAAGAGGGTGCAGTGATGGTAATACCACACTTCACTGGGATCAGCTTCCGGTAAGTCGCGTCGACTGAGTCGGTTTCGACCCAGACTTCACGATTCTCGAGCAGCGTTGCCGTACCCTGCTTCGTCGCAAGGTAGGCAGCAGCATCAATGCTGCTGTCAGAGGCATAGACGTTTGCAACGGTTCTCTGCGAGAACCGGAACGTCTCAGGCTGGTCGACCGGACAGGTCAGATTCGTCGTGATTACCTCACCAGGGGTATCCACGAGAATTCGATGGTCAGCTACATAATTGAGCTTACCAATCGCGACCTGCATCGTAGGGGAACCTGCGATGGCGGTATCGGTGTAACCGGTGGCTATTGATTTAGTCACGGTCACTCCTTTCTAATGCACGGCTTTAAACACCGTACACAGGAAGATGCCTACAACGGAATGTTGTAGGACTTCTTGCTCTGTCACTCATCTCGTATAGACGGAGATGGGAAGACTACCTCTTGTAAAACCCTTTGGTTACAATGAGGGCGCCGAGCTCGGCCCAATGATTAAATGGGCCGTTTGACTCGCCAATCTGTACCGGTGGAAGTGGAAAGTATCTGTCGATATATCGATCATAGTTACTAAATGTAACCTGACCAGATACACTGACATCTGACCACAGCCGCGCAAGTGGAGGAGACCATGTTCTCTTATGACTAAAGATGCAATAGTTGATAGGGAAATATTGAACCCTAACAACGTCATCCATGGCCTTCGTTGCATTCTGGATATTAACAAACCAGTTTACAGCGAATGAAAAGGGAATGAAATCAAGAAGCATTGTAAAATTAGGGTAGACACCCCAACGATACAATCCCTCGATGATTTCCATAGTCTTTCCTAGGAAATCCTGCGGAAGTTTAGAAACATCCGCTGTCAACGTATAAGTTGACAATACAGGCGTACCTAGGAGGCCCTCCTCTGTAGCACTTCGTCGCGCATGGTAACGAGAAGGCTTAGTTGCATAAGTTGCTAACTTATGCATGCCTTCAAATACCTTGCGAGTGTCGCTTACGGTTGGTAAAATTCCGTAATCGACGCCAAGCATCGCCTTCGCAGCCAACTGTCCCCACGAATCAAATTCTTCGAGAAATTTCCCGAGGTTATTGATTGAGGGTAATACTTTCACGAGGTCCTTGAACAATCGTTCAAGGTTAACCCATGATTGTATGTCGACATTGAGGTTAGCAAGGTCGAACAATGTCAGCAAAACACTGGCATCGACGAAGTTCTGCTGCCTTAAGATGTTGTCACCTAGCGTCCCCCACAGATGATCTGTGGGTTCCGAAATAGAGAAATTACGAATCACCAGATTTTTAATATCTGGTGAGCGCAAGCTCTCACAAACGGCATAGAAGCTAGAGACAGCACCCCCCTCCAAACCGGTGCCCGAAGGTATGATAGGCGTTAAAGCCATCATACAGGAGACACCGAACTTGGAGAAGTCAGGACCAATCTCGCTGATGTAAATACGACGACCATTAGGAAGGACCACATATGGATCCTTCGGTTTGGCAGCATCGTATTTGGCCGTAAAAGGCCCACTCGACAAAACGCGGACGGTGCCATCGGACAGAATTGTCCTCTTGTACCATTCCACGATGTAGAGGTCATCAGACCAGAAAGGCGTCTGAGTCTCTAGAGGGTTCCAATAAGACGGTCTGTGCCAAATATGGACAGCACCATCTTTCGCAAATTCTAGGGATTGGGAAGCACGCACAGTGGTTACATCTCTGTAACCAACGTACGGACTAACCTTTATCCTAGGACATACGAAGGTTCTCTCGTCACTAAACGACGTGCCCCATGGTACTATACCATTTACCAGGGCAGTAGTCGAACCAAAATTCACTTCCCTGCCGACCGTATTAGGGCCCCAGGCAAGTGGATTAGGCGTGACAGACTTAGACATTCTACCAGATACCACGATGGATCCCTTTGCATTAAGATGTAAAACATCTTTATCGCCGAGATTCCCGTATTGCACCTTACCTTGTTGAAGTTCCCCAAAGGGAATTTCCGCAGTAAGATGCACGGTCTCTTGTTTAGGACATGAGATGGCAATGCCACCCCACAACCAATCAACAAGAGTCGGGTAACCTCCTAAGCCTACCGAACGGTAAGCAGTTAGGAAGTAACTGGTAGCCTGATCAGGCATACACGTAACTGTAATCAACAGTTCACCTCCTCCGATAGGGACGAGTAGGGGGAGACTCACGTCTCCACCCAGAATAGGGGGGCCTCACGG